GAAGACGAAACCGAGGTTGATTCAGAAGAATCTGAAGACGAGGTGGAAGACGAAATCGAGGATGCTGGCGAAGAAATCGAAGGAGAAGAAGAAATCGACGGTGACGAAGATTTATCTAAACTTTCAGTTGACCAATTCAAAGACATGATCAGAGACATTATTGCTCAAGAGGTAGGCGGAGACGCTCCTGCTGACGATATGGATGCTGGTGATATTGAAGGAATTGGCGATGAAGCTCCTATCGACGAGCCTGCAATCGACGCTCCTGCAGAGGACGAAGATGAAATCGATCTAGACGAACTTATTAAAGAACTAGACGGTTTAACAGAGGACGAAGTAGAAGAAGGTAAAAAGAAAGAAGAAGACACTATGGAAGAAGGTGAGGAAGTAGAAGAAGAAACAGTCGAAGAAGACGTTACTGCTAACTCAACTGCAAACCAAGAGTCTGCTGACCATTCTGCTGAAGGTACTAACATTAACAGAACTGTTAACGAAGAATCATCAGACCTACAAGATGCATTAGAAACTATCGAAACTCTTAAGAAAGAGTTAAATGAGGTAAACATTCTAAATGCTAAACTACTTTACGTAAACAAAATCTTTAAGGCACAAAACCTTACAGAGTCTCAAAAAGTAAACGTTATCGCTGCTTTTGATAAAGCAGAAACGGTTAAAGAGGTAAAATTAGTTTACGAAACTGTTGCTGATAACGTAGGGACTAAAAAGGAAACTACAATAAAAGAACACAAAGGATCTGCATCTAAAGCTACTGGTACAACAGCTAGTAAACCAGAAGTGATTGCAGAAGTATCCGACACTGTTCGAAGAATGCAAAAATTAGCTGGAATTATTAAATAATTTTATAAAAATAGACTAAATCATGGAAATCAATTCACTATTAGAAAGTGCTAACGGCTACAAAAGCTTACAAGCTGATGCCAATAGACTTGCTGAAAAATGGTCTGCTTCTGGATTGCTAGAAGGTCTTGGTGAAAAAGAAACTGCTAACATGGCAATGATTCTTGAAAACCAAGCCAAGCAAATCGTAGCTGAGGCCAACACTGGTAACGTAGGTGGTGCATCACACGGTGGTGGACAGGGTGAGCAATGGGCTGGAGTAGCTCTACCTCTTGTAAGAAAGGTATTCGCTCAAATCTCTGCTCAAGACTTTGTATCTGTACAACCAATGAGCTTACCATCAGGACTAGTATTCTACCTAGACTTCAAATATGGAGACACTAACGGTGGAAGAACAGACCAAGAAAATATGTACGGTAACGTAACAGAAGGTTCAACTAAAATGGTTAAAGACGTAGATCCTTCAGGAGGTCTTTACGGAGCTGGACAATTCGGTTACTCATTCAACGAAGTATCTTCTTCTTTAGCAACAAGTGCAGCTACTGCATCTTGGGCTCAAGTAGGATATGATGGAGACTTAGACACAGGATCTTTCGGTGCTGTATCTGTAACTATCCCTGCTGCTAGCAACGCTGATCACTTAGCTGCTAGATCATTCAGATTATATTCTGGATCAACAGATATTACTTCTAACCCAGAATTTACTACTGCTGTAAAAGCTGCTAACGGTAACGTAACTGTAACTTTCGTAACTGACGGTGCAGATTCACTTGCTGACTTAGGAACTGAGAAAGTATTATTCTCTAAACAACCAGTAGAAAACGACAGAGGTGACTTCGAAGCTGCTTCTGACAGAGCTGTAGAAAACCTTAACATCCCAGAAATCGATGTTAAACTACAAAGTGAGGCTATCGTTGCTAAGACTAGAAAGTTAAAAGCACAATGGACTCCTGAATTCGCTCAAGACCTTAACGCATATCACTCAATCGATGCTGAGGCTGAACTTACTTCACTATTAAGTGAGTACATCTCAATGGAAATCGATCTTGAGATCTTAGATATGCTTATCTTAGAAGCTAACACTACTGAGAAATGGTCTGCTGAGAACAACAGAGTATGGAATGGTTCAGCTTGGGCTGCTGCTACTTCAGACTTCTACAATACTCAAGGACAATGGTTCCAAACTTTAGGAACTAAAATCCAAAAAGTATCTAACAAGATTCACCAAAAAAACTTTGAGAGGTGGAGCAAACTTCCTAGTATGTTCTCCTTCAGTAGCTACAATCCTTGAATCAATTCCTGGATATGCTGCTCAAACAAACGGTGATCAAGAGCAATTTGCAATGGGTGTACAAAAAGTAGGTGCGCTTAATAACAGATTCCAAGTTTACAAAAACCCATACATGACTGAAAATACAATCTTGATGGGATATAGAGGAAGCCAATTCCTTGAAGCTGGTGCTGTTTATGCTCCTTATGTACCATTGATGATGACTCCTCTAGTATACGATCCAGAATCTTTCACTCCAAGAAAAGGTTTAATGACTCGTTATGCTAAGAAGATGATCAGACCTGAATTCTACGGTAAAATCCACGTTTCTGACCTTACGTCAATCTAAGGATAACCTATAGAATATAGTTAAA